TGAGGCTAGAAAATTCAAACAACTTAAGAGACAAACATTGGGACCGTATAGCAGAGATTCGTAGAGAAGTTTATGATTTCTTTAACGGACAGTATGGCACAGGAGATAGTGAACTTACATTCACAGTTGATGACATCAATGAATTACTAGAATCTATTGGTGCAGATAAACTTAAGAAACTCTGGACAGTATCAGGTCGTGTAGAGTTTACTATCACAGACATAGAAGCAGAGTCAGAAGACGATGCTTACCAAATAGTTGAAAACGGAATTCAATTAGAACTAGATGGTGGTTCCGTTGATGATTGGTCGTTAGATATTACAAGCACTGACGAACAATAGTATTGGCAGGCTGTTATGTGGGTGGTCTAGTCAGCCACTAAGGGGACCACATAATTACCAATGCCACGCCAAAAAGAATGGTGTCATATACCCTTCCGTCTGATACCATTCTCTAAAGAGAACGGGTTAGTTCTGATTAGTCTCCTTTCTAATCCGTTCTCTCTTAGAAGGAGACAAGGACCCAATGGGACAATTACAAATTGAACGTGATAGATACGGAAGACCGCTAGTTAAACCACCCAAAGGTGGTAAACCAATTGCATACACAAGGGCTACAACAATAGCCAACAGTCTTGATGACCCATCAGCATTGACCGCTTGGAAGATGCGTATGGCAGCAATAGGTTTAACAATACGCAGTGATTTATTATTAGCAATTAACGCGTCGCAAGATGACAAGATGGCTATTAATAAATACATAGAAGATGCAATGGAAGTAGCAGGTGCTAGTCGTGCAGCCACGATAGGTACAGCACTACACGCATTTACAGAAAAGTTAGATTTAGGACAAGAACTAGGTCTTATACCAGATGAGTGGGCAGGGGACATTCGTGCCTACGAAGAAGCAACAAAGCAACTAGATAAAATCTTTATAGAACAATTCTGTGTGTTAGATAAATATAAAATTGCTGGCACACCAGACAGACTTGTTGAATATAAAGGAGAAAGATTCATTGCAGATATAAAGACAGGTCGCATAGACCATCCAAACAACATAGCAATTCAATTAGCAATCTATGCTAACGGGTTGCCTTATGATGTGACAACGGCAACCCGAGGTAAATGGGGTGAAGTTAACAAGGATAAAGCAATCATCATACATCTTCCTGCAGGTACAGGCTTGTGTAAATTAGTCTGGATTGATATTGCAGAAGGATGGAAAGGTGTACAATTTGCAATGAAGGTAAGACAATGGCGAGACAAAAAAGGTCTTGTCGTTCCATTCACAGAGTAAGGAGAAGGTAGTGTCTTCAACCGAAGCACCAATCAGTATCACAGTAAAGTCAGCAGCAGGCAGTTTGATTACAGTCCGTGCCGAAACAGGAAACCAATTAGATAACCTAGTAGCAGAAGCACTGGAAGCAATCAAGGCTGCAGTAACAGAACTAGAGGCAGCATCAAAAAACCAATCTAGCCCAGCACCTATGTCAACCGCACAAGTGGCAGCAAGTCTGGGCGCATCTATTGTTGAGACAGGTTCAACATATCCTGCTCAGGAATATAACTTTCCACCAACAGCAACCATCGGTGGTGGTAAGAACTGTCCTCACGGAAAGATGACAGCCATTCAAGGAACAGGTAAAGACGGTAAAATGTACCGTGGTTATTTCTGTCCAGCACAAAAAGGCGCATTAGATAAATGCAAAAATGTTTATGCAAGAGTAGGTACACCAGACTGGAATACTTTCGTAGCAGACCAGGTAAAGTAATTGCGTACATTAAGACGTAGCATCAGCAAAGCAGAGGTGGGTGGCGAACCATTGCCACCTGCTTTTGCGGCATTTGAACGAGCAGGAATTATTCTGCGCCGTGCAGAAATTACAATGATTGCAGGCACTCCAGGTGCAGGCAAGTCATCAATCGCTTTAGCAATTGCAGCCAGAGCCAAAGTTCCTACGCTGTACTTCAGCGCAGATACCAACGCTCATACTATGGCTATGAGATTAGTTGCAATGTCAAGCAAGATATCACAAACAGCAGCAGAGCAATTATTAAAGCGAGACCCAAAGCAAGCAGAAGAAGTATTGGTTATGAACAATCACTTGTTCTGGTCATTTGAGTCAACACCTACATTAAAAGATTTAGATGATGAAGTATCTGCATTTGAAACTGTATGGGGCAGAAGCCCAACACTTATAGTTGTAGATAACTTAATGGATATAGCAATGGATGGACACGAAGAATTCCAAGGTATGAGAGCAGCAATGAAAGAGTTAAAATATCTTGCAAGAGATACAAACTCAGCAGTGCTTGTTCTTCACCATACCAAAGAAGGTTTTGACGGCTATCCTTGCCAGCCACGCAATGCTATTCAGGGTCTAGTCAATCAGATTCCTGCAATGGTATTGACAATAGGACAAATGAAACAGGGTGATGATACCTTCTTGTGTGTAGCCCCAGTCAAGAATAGATATGGACGAGCAGACCAGACAGGTAATAACTATGTCAGCCTTTCATTTAATCCAGACAATATGTATTTAGACGATGTTCAAATCAAGTATATGCAGGAGACCGTATATGGAAATTAAAGTTTGGGATAGTTCATTTACTAAAGAAGATATAGAAGTATTAATAGGAAGAGTACTTACTGAAGTTGAATGGGATATAGTTGCCGATGAGTTATACAACAATGATGAACTATATGATTTAATTAATCGTAAAGTTTATGAAATAGTCAGAGATTCGGTAGGACTTGAGTAGCGCAGCAAAACGTAAAGGTAGTCAAGCAGAACGAGATGTTGTTGCTTGGCTTAAGACCAATGGCTACAAGTATGCAGACCGCAGGTTAGCAGGAGCAACCCTAGACAAAGGCGATATCAGCGGTGTGCCAGGTGTAACCATTGAGATTAAGAACCACGCCAAATTAGATTTAGCAGGATGGACAGCAGAGTTAGAAATAGAGATGAAGAACGATAGTGCTTGGACTGGTGTGGTCCTACATAAACGCAAGGGCAAAGGTAATGTAGATGACTGGTATGCAACTATGCCAGCAAAAATATGGATAGAACTCATAAGGGAAATAACCAATGCAAAAAGAAATTAAAAATATTATTAATGAATTAGAAGAAAAAGTTATGACTCATAATAGATTAGCCCTTATGTATGAAGGACAAGAAGATAAAGCAGGCGAACAATTACATTTGGCTGCTGCATTTTCTTATGAGATGGCACTACAAATTGTAAGAAAACATACTAATGAAGAAAGGATGTTGAAACTTGTTAAATGAATTAATGTTTTTGTTTGCCTTACTTCAGCAAGAATTGTTAGGATTATTACTATGGATAAGCACAGCATTGCTGCTTACTTAGAGCATATCGGCGCCAGCCTGCCTGCTGTGGGCAGTGGCTGGCGAAAGATACGCTGTCCATTTCATCCAGATAAACACGCATCAGCAGGTGTAAATTTTGATGAAGAAAGATTCAAGTGCCACGGATGCGGTGTCGGTGGTGATGTTTACGATTTAATTATGCAAAGAGAAGGAGGTAACTATCGTGAGGCTGTCAAATTCGCAGAGACAATTTCTCCTACAGGCAACACAAGAATACGCCCAGCACATACATCAAGCAGAAGATTATCTGGCAACTCGGAATCTGTCGGTAGAAGAAGCAAAGAGATTTCATTTAGGAGTAGTGGACAATCCATTACCAGGTCACGAAGGATACAAGGGTAAGTTAGTTATTCCTTACATAACACCATCAGGTGTTGTTGACTTAAGGTTCCGTAGTATCCACGGCGAAGACCCTAAATACATAGGTCTGCCAGGTGCAAAGACAACAATGTTTAATGCTCAGGCAGTGCTAACAGCAGAACAATACATATGCGTAACAGAGGGTGAGATAGACTGCGTAACAGTATCAGTCAAAACAAATCACCCATCAGTAGGTATTCCAGGCGCTAACAATTGGAAGCCCTACTATACAAAAATATTAGATGACTTTGAAGTAGTTATAGTCTTAGCAGACGGTGATACTCCAGGGCTAGAGTTCGGCAAAAAGATTAGCCGAGAACTAAACAATGTAAATATAGTTCAGATGCCAGAAGGACACGATGTAAACAGCATTGTGATACAGGAAGGAGTACAGTTTTTAGATGACAAAATCAGAAAATGTTTGGGAGAGTAAAGGAGATATGGATAAAGTCTGGGATTATATAAAAGAAAACCCACGACTTATCGGGCTACCTCTCTCAGAGCGCAGAGGCATAGATTTACTATCAGCACTTAAAGACATATATGAAACCAATAAGATTAATACAGATGCTGCTCAGGTATTATTAACACTACTAGCAAATGTTCTAGTCGCAGCATCACAAGGTGATGGCGAAGAAGTTATAGAAGAAGTCTTAGTCCAAGATGCTATGCTTCAGTTTGAATCCAAGATGAAGGAGATATTAAATGAAGGACATCAATAATCTAGATGAAATACTTACAGACCTAAAGATAGTTATGGTTCAGAAGCATCAAGACTACGGTCCATACAACATAGCCCACGCTCCAGGCGGTGCTATGAATGGACTATTAGTTCGTATGCACGACAAAATGGAACGCTTACAAAATTTGTTTTATAAAAGAAACAACACGCCGAACTATGAACCTATAGAGGATACGCTGAAAGACTTAGCAAACTATGCCATAATAGGACTATTGGTACAAAGAGGTCAGTGGAAGGGCGTTAACGAAAACCGTGATAGTTCACCTAACGAAGGATGAAGTTAGGGTCTGCACTTTATTAGCCGTAGAAAGATGGCTAACTAAGTTTGGCTCAGTTGATAGACCTAACTATGCAATGGGTAAAAAAACTGGTGCACTTGAGCCAGAAATAAATGCAAACATCAGAGCCAATGTAGCCGAATGGGCAGTGGCAAAGGCATACAACCTTCAATGGTCTGTGCCTTGGTATCCTAATGAATTACACAAGGATAGAAAAGATATACCTGATGTTGGCAATGTTGAGATTAGAACTGTTAGAACCCGTGACTCTATACCTTTCTGGAAAAAAGATATAAACAAAACAATCTTTGGTGTTAAAGTTTTAGATGAAGAATATTATTCATCTGTCCAGATTTATGGCAGTTTCAATGCTAATGATTATATGAGGGCTGAATATACTGATACTCAAATAGATGGCTGGAGGGTTCCTGTTTCGGAAATAAAATGAACGATTACATAGACAAGTATGATTTATTAGTTGCATCCCTAGCAACTGAATACCATAGAAAATATCCTATGGTTGAGACGCTAGATATCCAACAGATACTATGGCTATGGTTTGTTACCCATCCATTAAAGTATAAAGAATGGTCTGAGTTAGACCAAAAAGATAGAGACAAATTAATAGCAAAGTCTTTAAGAAATGCAGCAATCAAGTATTGTGAAAAAGAAAAAGCCAAGACTGTTGGCTATGAACTGATAGATATTTATTATTATGATGCCTCTGTGATAGAGGTGTTTCTGCCTACTATTATTGCAGAATCCTACGAAATACCAACAAAAATAAAAGACTTAAACTTTAAAGTAAGTAAAACAGAATCAGTAACAGACAATAACAATTGGCTAGTTCTACGGTCAGACATAGCCAACGCATTCTACAAACTAACAGAGGCTAAACAAAACATTCTCAGAACCAGATTTAGCACAGACAACAGCGAATGGAATCTCATAGCAAAGGACCTAAACACCACAGTTGATGGTGCAAGAATGAAAGTTCAACGGGCTATTAATTCTTTAATAAGAAATTTAGGCGGATGGAAACCTTACTTTGATGAAGATGTACAGCAGGCTAAAGAAGATGAGTGAGGAAAGCAAAGACATTCGGGAATTGTTTAGCCGAATTGATTACAGCAAAGCAATGGATTTAAGAGAGACTCCCATTGGTGATATCTGTGTGTGTGGCTGTGAAGTTTTTGTAATGCTGGGTGGATTTGTAGATGGAGAAGTTGCTTTCTATTTTCTGGATGGAGAGTGTGCTAGTTGTGGCAGTATGGTTACCCTACCTACACCAAAGGATTATGATGCCGACTTATGAATTTAAATGCAATCAATGTGCTACACTTATAGAAACAAATACTAGGGATTTACCAACCTGTAATCTTTGTGGAGAGATAATGATTAGGTTGTACTCATCAACACCAGTACATTTTAAAGGAACTGGTTTCTACAAGACGGGTGGTTAAATGCTAGAACCTATACGCCAGGTAAATGCTGACGGTAAACGGGAAAAAATAGCAGCAGGTGCTTTAGAAAGTTACTTTCAAGGTTGGAAGTTATATCCAACTCCACGCTTTTACTTTTCAGATTTTCATATCTGCTTACAATGGGGCAATGGTAGAGAGAATTACATAGGCGACTTAGAAGTTAAGTGGCTTAAAACAGATAGTAGCAAGCCAGCCATATTTCCATTTAATAAATTACAACAGATGATGATAGCCCCACCATATACAGATAACGAACATTCATATCATCGCATTTGTTTTAGATATTCAGATGGTATCAGTGTCATACCAGCCAGATTATTAGCAGGAACAGAACCAGTATTTCATACAAGATGGGATACTAAAGAAAGAGATTTAGTAGTATATTATAATGCTCACGATTATCCAGAGTATTGGCACAATCTACTAATAAATGAATAGTCTGTTAGTCAGGGAAAACTAACAGATATCTATTAGCAGGGGAAACTAATAGATGGGGTAGAGGTAAATCAAAAGTTTGCTTCTACCCCTTAAAATTTTTATA